ATTACGTTCAGTCTTAGACTCTAATTCTGAATCAGATACTTGATCATTAGTGTGTTTTTTAGAATTAGAATTTCCATTCTGTTCTCTTTGTGGTTTAGCAGTTTGACCATCATCTGAGTCTTCATCAATGTCTTGATCAAAACCATTATCAAAATCATCATATTCACCACTATCACCATCAAGATCATCATCTTCATTCTCATCTTCTTCCACTTGGTCAGTGGGATCTTGTTTGATACGTTTCTTACGTTCTTCCATCTGTTCTTTGGAGAATGCATAGATGTCGTCAGCAAGTTGAATTACTTCTTCAATAGTCTCAACACGTTCAGCACGATGGACAAACTGTTTTTCTTCAGATGTGAATGTGACACCGCATTGGAAACCAGCTTTGAAGTAAAGATTGATTTTGTCGATGAGCAACAAGTCATCGAATGATTGGAGTTGTTTCACTCCAAAGAAGTCACGATCATTAAGTTGTTTGTAACCCTCATTCATGCGTTTACGCAGACCAGGATATCTACGCTTCATCAATTTCTCGATGCGCACATCCTCGATAATGTTCAGATAGTCCATCATCTTTACATTCTCTTTAATTGGTTTTAGGTATTCTTCACCAGTGTAAAGTGCATGACCGACTTCATGACCAATCAACATGTCCTCAATCTCTGGAGTCATGTCTTTCCACAAAGGTAAAGTTAGCACACGTGACTTGATATCAAACGATGCTGTTCGAGTGCGTGCACGAATAACTGAAAGGTTTTCAGTCGCAAGAAGACGTGCGGATAGATCTGATGCATTAGTTTGCATATGTTTCTCCAAATGCTTGAGTCAATTCATACTCAGTCAAAAACTTTTCCAGCTGAGCACGATCCTTCAATTTTAAAGGGAGGATACTTTCAACATCACTAGGCTGGATGTATCGACCATAGTCATGACATAGACATGCAATCTCAAAGTCTGTGAATTCACTCCACTGGTTTTTCATAACAATCTCCATAATTTATCCCTTATTATACTACAATAAGGGATTAGTGTCAACTAATTCTTTCGTATCTAGCACGGAAATAACATTCTGAATCACCAGAAGCATATTCCTCACAGAATCGTTTGGCTTCTTCTTCAGTTGTAAAGAAGGTTTCGCCCATGGGACGTTGACCCCATCCACGTTCATGTTCAGTCATTGTAACTTTGTAAAGAGTACCAAGTTTAACTTCAGCCATTTCGATCTCCTTTTCCTAACTACAGAGTAATCTTACATCAAATAGGAAATTAAGGCAACAAAAACCCCACACTCGGTGGGGTTTCTATTTTGGAAACTAAAGTATTAGTTTTTAGCTATGACAGAGAAGTCGTTGATCTTTTCAAATTTAATGACGCTACGGAATTTATCGAACAACTGGTCGCCTTTGTGAGAGATGACAAAGATGTTTGTATTCTCACCGAATTGATTCATCAGATTCAAGAAGTAATCAGTACCAGCTGTATCCAAAGACGAATCGAAAATCTCATCGAGCAGTAGCAGGTTTGTATTCACTGAGTTCTTCATCTTTGCAATCTGACGCCATGTGAATAGAATTGATAAGTCGATACGCATCTTCTCACCTTCAGAGAAACTAGCATATGTAAAGTCATCTCGGAAACGAGACTTCACATGTTCGTTGAATGCTTCATCAAGTTCGAAGTGGATATATGCATCCATTGCTTGGAGATACTTATTGATCAACTTATTCATCACTGGAAGATACTCACGAATAATTGCTGTCTTGATACCAGTATCTTTCAGGAGAACATTCGCAACTTCTTCGAGATTTCGTTGTTCCTGTAGAGAAGTTTTCTGTTCAATTTTTGCGATAGCTTCTTTGGCTAGATCTTTTAGCTTGCGTTTCTCTTCATCAACATTGACTGTGTCTGCTTTGGATAAATCAATTTCGTTTTGTAGCTGAGAGTTCATACGATTTAACAAAGTAATCTTGTTGTTCATCGTAGATAGTTCGATATTCTTTTGAGTGATTTGATTTTGAACATTGTTAATATTGTTCAAGTCTAGTGTCAGCTTACCAAGAATAGATTCAAGTTCCTCGATACGAAGATTGTTTTCATCGATCTTTGTATTCAGATCAGTAATGACTTTACTCTTATGTTCTTCAGAGATATCCTGTGAACAAGATGGGCATGTCGCATGCTCTTCGAAAAACTCATGGTGTGCATGACAATGTTCTAACTTAGCATTGATCTTACTCTTGATAGTTTTAGCCTGTTCAATCTGTGCATCAATAGATGGTTTATCTGCAGTAGCTTTAGAAAGAAAATCAATATCAGAAATAAGAGAAACAACTGATGATTGAGAGTCTAAAATCTCTTTGTTGTTCTCATCAATCTTTGCGAGTAATGATTTGATGCTATCAGTTTTAGCGTCAGTCATAGTCTTGATCAAGGTAGTTTGACTATCAACTAAACTTTTAGCTAGATTTATTTCTTGTTCGATACGAGAGATAGTATCTTTGGTATCGTTTATCTTTTCCTTGAGCAACTGGTTCATTGTAGAGAAGATTCGGATATCCAGAATGTCTTCAATAACATCACGACGTTGTGATGATGGTAGTTGCATGAATGGAACGAAAGATGCAGAACCAAGAATTACTACCTGAGTAAATGTCTTATAGTTTAACTTAAGAATCTGCTGTTCAAGAACCTTTTGATAGTCACGAGAAGCTGCATCTTGATTGATTAGTTCATCGTTAATATAGATCTCAAAGATGTTTGGTTTGATACCACGAACGATTCTATATTCTTTGGAATTGATAGAGAATTCAATTTCAACAACGCAACCCTTACCATTAATCGAATTAACCAACTGCCCTTTGTTGATGTTTCTAAATGGTTTTCCAAACAATGAAAAGCACAATGCATCTAAGATTGTGCTCTTACCCTCACCATTCTTACCGATGATAAGAGTTGTTGCTGATTTATTTAATAGGACTTTGTTTGCAGAGTTACCAGTTGATAAAAAATTCTTCCAGGTTACGCTTTTAAATACGATCATTAAACTACCTCAATATTCACTGCTTCAGTGTACAATGTTCTCATATAGGTTTTGATCTGTTCCTTATCAACATCAGTGTTGATCGAATCAACATAATTCGATAGGACAGATAATGTGTCTTCAAGATTAATTTCCTCACCAATCTCTCCATCTTCAAACTCAGAGAGATCCTCAATAATTTTAATCTCATGGCATCCTTTGCTATACAATTTCTGTATAAATTTATCAAACTTGTAGAAGTCTGTTTTATTTACTACAACTAATTTAATATATTTTTCTTTTAGATCGAGAGAATCTAAATCAATGGGCTCGGTTTCTTTGTCGTCGTATTCAACTCTGGCAAACATACTATAAGGATTTCTAATGAATTCAAGTTCTCTGGTTCCAAGATCAAACAAGTGAAACCCTCTGGGATCGTTGTAGTCTTGCCAAGTAAGTTCATACGGATTTCCGAGGTAGTAAATATGTCCATCGTCACTTTTGTGATGATAATGCCCACTAAAAACCATATCAAATTTATCGAATGTTTCTTTAGATAATCCCTCATGAGATTCCATTCCTCTATACATTGCAAAACCATTAATTTCAAAGTGACCCATACAGATTTCTGCATCTGTATTTTTCATATGATCTATACTTTGTGTATAGTTGTCTGGACATATCCATGGCATCATACAAATTTTTATACCATCAATAACAATGTTCTCTGGAGAGTCAATAACATCAATGTTACCATACTCATTAAGAAGTAAGTCTGGTGAATTTACATCATTGGTGTTTTTATAGTAAGTGTCATGATTGCCAGCCAGCATATGAACACGAATACCACGCTCTTCCAATTTGTCAAAGAACATTTCTTTGGCTCGTTGGAGAGAGTAAAAGTTGACGTACTTACGTCTATCAAAAGTATCACCAAGAATAAGAACAGTGTCAATCCCAGCTGCATCAATAGTAGGAAAGAAGGTGTTATCATAGAATTTTTGATAGAAATCTAAGAATGCTATACTGTCATTACGTGCACCAAAGTGCTGGTCTGTAATAATCGCTACCCTCATAGTTCATCATACCCTTTACCAAACCCAAAATAAATGTTGAATTTAATTAAAGAGATATTAATTGATAATCTGTGTGGGAATGTATCGATATAAAATCCTAATCCAACACCATGCATCATACTAATTTTAAATTTTGGTCCAGCACCCATTAGATAAACCCCAACTTTCTTTCTTTTGGTTTGTGAGTTTGCTGATTAAATACCTCAGCAATCGAATAGTTTTCCATTTCTTTACCACGTGGTTTAACTGGAAGTGTAACTCCCAATTTATTTGCAAGGTTATTAGCCTGTGATACAGTCAATGTATCGAATGTAATGATATCGAAACAACGTCCTGGACGAACCAGTGCAGAATCAATATCACGAATGCTTGGAAGATTGGTAGAGAATACCATCTTCTTACCTTTGGTTGTAACAAGCCCATCACCAACATTTAAGAATCGATGCATCATTGTGTTACCATCATTACGTGACTTCAAGAAAGCATCACTATCTTCAAGAACCATAATATTAGATTCATCTTCAATGAAGCGAGCAAAGAAACCATCTTTCTCAAGAATCTGTGCATCGTATGTAACAATGGCAGATGAACTTGTATGTGCAAGCAGACCACGAATGAATGTAGTCTTACCAGTTCCTGGTGGTCCAATCAACAACAGAATGTTTGCTGATGATTCCATATAGCGATCATAGTATGATTCTAATGATTCACCTTTAAGGAATGGATACATCTCAGCAACTGGAAGACGATCACGATTCAATGGTACATTACAAGAATTACCATCAGAAGAATACACCCATTCAATATATGATGTGACAACATCAAAGTTAGACTCAATGATTTCAACCATATCGTTACAGAATTCTTCATCACCAACTGCACGAACGGTAGTTGAGTTTGAGTTTACATCAAATTTAATATAGTTCAATGTTTCTTCTTCAATGACGAAACCATTTGATGAGTTACCTTGCACGTAAAGGTAGTCATTGTAATTAGCTTCAGCCCATTCAGCCCACTTTGCACGATTGCAGAGAACAGTTGTCTCACGATGTACTGTTTTCTTACCTAAGTCGATTCGATTCTTTAGAATCTCAGAGATTACCAAATCATCTAAATCACTAACACCTAAAAAGATTTTATCGTTTTCCATAATTTTATTCAAGTTAAATTTACCATCATCCGCTTCCCATGTCCACTTTTTTAAAGTGCGTCTACTTTTTTTATTTTTAGTTATTCTTGGTGATCTTGACCTTAATGGTCTTGATTTTATACCATGCTTTTCAAGAAATTGAGAAAAGTTAAAGGATCTCGCCATCATCATCTTTCATCATTATATCATTTTCCACTTCAATAAACTCATCTAAATTTGTTTGTGTCTTCTTTTTCTTTGCTTCCTTCTTGCGTTCAATAAAGTCATCAAAGTTACTATTGTTTTGCATAAACTCTAAGTATGCATTGTGAAAATCTTTATCATCTTCATGGTCTTGAAGTTCAAATGCCTCGAATGGCATGTTCTGTAACAACTTACCTTTAATGTAAGTTTGTTTCTTTTCTTTTGCTATACGTCTTAAAAATGCATAGTAGATAATCTGTGTGAAGTAAGAGAAAGGATTGTTAGACTTGGCTGGATCAAAGTTATCAATATATTGAATGCAGTTTTCTATTCCATCGAGAATCATATCATCTCGATAGGAGTAATTTATAAAGTTGGGTTTGTAAGAGAGATGTGTAGCAATCTTTAAGATACACTCGCCAATGTAGTTACTGATGATTGGCTTTGGAAGGTTTTTCTCTTTTGCTTCTTGTACTTGTCTTCGATACTCTGATATCGCAACTAAGAAGTCTGCGTTGTTAACATAATGGGTTGCCATGCGATTGGAGTTCCTCTATAATTCAATATAGCATAAGTATACATCAACTAATATAAAAAAGCAAATATGATTTTATTGCAGAAAATAAACTTGTCTTGCGACTTGACCTCTGGTATAATACACAGTGTCTGTGGTTGATGAGATAGATTAGTTGATTGTATCGTTACCTTCGATAACAAACAAAAAGTCTTCTTCTGCAGGTCTCTTCTCTTCCATTACTTTATTATTTTTACGCATACGTGGTTCGATATTCAAACCAACTTCCTCATGGTCTGCAACGATCTTTTGATAATGGGGAATGAATAGATGATGCATCTTCTTCACAAACATCAGATTTCTTTTATCTA